GGCTCGGAGATGTGTATAAGAGACAGTTTAGGTATTAATTTTATTACCTATTTTAGCGAACTGGCAAACATTTCTTTTATCCTTTCCCTTACATAATCCTGATATTCATATTTAATCTTCCCGAGTGTGTCATGATATAGAATCCCGTATATCTGCCGGTTATAAATCTGGTAATTACCGTGTTTCTTCATATCCAGGAAGCGGGTATATAATGGAAGGTTAGAATGTGCGATTACTCCTTCGCCGTCCGGAATGACCGAATAATTCGGGTTCTGTAGTGCGGCCATTAATGCACCGGATCGCCCTTGTATGATCTCCCCGGTTCCCTGTACTTTCCTACGCTCACGGCCTTTCTGGTAAATCCGTTTGGTAGCGATATCCAGTTGGGCTTGAAATATGTCCTGTATTCCACGCCCGATCCGGTCGGTAAAAAAATCCGTTTTAAAATTCTCGGCCATTCAGTTAGAATCTTGTTTTAAATGAGAAAGCCAGGCTCCACCCTGCAAACGTCCGGTAAAAGCCGGATTCCGGAAGAGTGGAAAGGCTGGTTAAATCCAGTTCCTTAGTGACAGGGCAACCGGTGGCAGAATCTTCTATCAGCATTTGTTTGATACGCTCCATAACCGGCTGCACCTCTTCGATAGTCTCATAAGCCCCTTTACGTTGGGGATCGTACTTGCTCATAAGGAAAATAACGCATAAATTATTTTCCCTCACATTGTCAGCCGAAAGGCTGGCACCCGTTCCCGACGGAATCAGAATAAAGAGCACCGGACATTCTTCTTTTGATAGCCCCTGTATCGTCTTACTCATTTCCTCGTCAATGGTAACGGGTAGCACCTTCTTTATTTCAGGAATACGTTTTTGTACGCCTTCCCAGTATTCACGGTAAACCTTTATATCTATCATATCGTCAATCCCTGATAACGTTTCGCCTCCCATTCACGGCGGGTAACAAGCCCCGGAAGAATCTTACCGCCCCCGTATATCCACTTTTTAAACTCTGCCGGTATGGATGGCTCATACGCATCCGCTCTGATCTTCTTATAAAGCGTTGATTTCTTGAATTTTCCGATACCTACATTAAAGCAAAAGCTTACTACCGCGTCAAACTGGTACTGTCCCAAATGAAGGGGAAGCGCGTTTACCTGGTTTTCTACCGCCCTGATATCCGATTCAAAGAAAGCGTCGGCCCGGGCCTCGGTGATAACATCTCCCGGTTTTACGCCGGTTGTGTGACCGTAACCGATCGTACATACTCCCGCGGCACATACATACGCTTTCAGGCGTAGCCCCTCAAATTGCTTAATCTTGTTTTTTGTTCCTGTTGTTGTTCTCATTTCTTGTTACGTTTTTGGTGTAAATACTCAAACTTACATTTATACAGATAAAGTAATACATCCCAAAAGGGTGTATCGTCCACCTCCTTCTTATTACCGAACACGCCGGAAGCCGCCACTTCAAAGACTATTCCGGTCCAGCCGGTTTTATCGTCCGCCTTCCGGTCCTCGGATGCCAACTTCTGAAATAATATCCGAAAGTCAATATCTTCACCACCAATATAAACCGGTCCGGAAAGAACCATTTCCCAAACAGCGGAAAAGAAGTTTACCGCATGAATGGCAAGCAAGGAAGGAACGGCCGGCATCTTCTCCGGGTCCTTGTACCGGTAAAGCTTTAATGTGATATCCTGGAAGATTTCATTTATAGCCGGTTCGTCTTTTTCTGTCGCCGCCTGCTTGCTTTGCTGCAACAAATCCAGGCAATCACAAAAGTTACCGAAAGTAAGACCGTTCAGCATGTCACCGACACCATGCCAGCTCCCAAAATCCTGCATCAGGTTACGCCCGGTTTTCAGAATGGGCGTAACGATCCGCTCGCCCTCCTTACCGGTCGTATAAGAGAAAAAGCCGTCCAGCTTTTCCAGTTGGCCGTCCAGCTCCCGGATGATCTCACGCCGGTACATGGTGTAATCCGCTTTCATGCCCAGAAGGAAAGAAAGCCATTTTACGCGGAACTGTCCGGGGCTGATCGTACCGCGGTTCATCAGTACCGACAATATAAGAAACTGCCGGTACTGCTCACTGCTGACTTCATCCAGGCATGAAGGAACCTCCGCCGTCTTACTATTATATGTAAACTTCTCCATGTCCGGACATTAAAAGGTTATTCCTTTGGATTGTACGGTAACACCCGGTATATAGTAATCCACCGTTTCCGACTGCGCATCCAGTTCCCTGATGATATCCTGCAATACATCCAGGTAAGCCGCCGCGTCCTGCTCCAGACTGTTAGCAACCGATTGCCGGGCCTCTTTTTCCGCCCGCAATTTATCCCGTACGGTTGTGCTCTGCTGTACCTGTACGATTCCATTGGGTAGAACTTCCACCGGTAAACGTTCAACGGCCTTTTTTATGGTGAGAAGTGCAAGCGGGCGGCGTACATACTCCAGCAATTTCTCCGTTAAAACGGTATCGCCTTCAATCAGTTTATTATAACGGTTCCGGGTGATAACAGGTATTATCTGCCCGTCCTGGACTTCCCGGATCATAGGAATAAGCACCAGAAAAAGCCGGTGACTGCCGATATTGTAATATTCATCGAACGTTTCCTTATTCTGGATTAGAAGCCGGTTTATAGCCTTTTTCTTAATGCCGTTCATCCAGAAATCAAACTTTTCGCGGTCCATTAACTCCACCAACGCGTCTACGGCTTCATAAGCCAGGTTCCGGATATTCTCTTCATCCTTGAACTCCTGTAAGGCGGTCATACCCGTTTCATTCTCTCCAAGGTGTTTGCCACGTCCGGCCGTTCCGTGTTGTGCGTCTAAAGTGGGAATGACCTTTAACCAGGTAAACATTGCCACCGCCTGCTGCATCAGCCGCAAAGTTTCCGCCATGCCGTCCGGTTCCGTACCGTCCGCATGATCTTCACGGTAATACTTATCTACCGCGTCTATGGGTTCCGTTCCGATGATAGCCTGTAAATCCCGAATACCCAGCGGTAAGATAGGTTCCCACTTGGTAAAATCAAGATCATTATCGATCAATCCCAGAACACGGACTATTTCACCGGCACCGTCACCGCCTTTATTAAATAACTTCGTCATTTGCTCGGTCTCTTTTTAATGTATATGGTTTCCAATTATCAAAATCCTTTGTGAAATTGTTTATTTCATCGTAGAACTCCTTATAAAAGCGGGCCAGCCCGGTATCTATCGTTATACAGGTCTGCTCCGTGCGCGGATTGGTGTTCACATTGGCCGAGCTTTCTATTACAAAATCAAAAGCGTTACCAAAACCGGCCATTACTTTAGCATGATTACGGAAGATGCAGACACGTGATCCGAAACGTTCCGCCACCTTCTTTAGGTATAAATAAACATCCGCGTAGGAACCTTGAAAGATTTCACCTACATAAAAATCCGCGTGCCCTATGTCTTTTCTCTCCAGCCATTTCTCCACCTCCTTAACATCGGTAATTGCCATACACCAGGTAGAAATCAGAACATATTCCACCGGTTGTTGCTTCACGATCACACGAAGATAAGTAAGGCTGTCAACGTCCCCATGACTGATACAGTGATAAGACGCCCCTTTCTCAAAATGCCAGGGCAAACACTCTTCCAGGTGCAGCTCCGATTTTATCCGCCGGTCAAAATGAACGTTTTTCGTCCGGCGGGCCTTTATATGCTTATCCGGGGTGTTATCGGCCCGGTTCTCTTCCGGTTGCCGGTCGCTTACCGGTTCTTCCGGCACATCTTCCGGTTTCGGTGTAAAAAACAGACTACGCATTTTCTTTCATACGGTTAGAGGGTGAAACGTTCTGTTCCGCTTCCACTATGGTACGATAAAGCCCTACTTTCGTTGCGGTACCCGGAAAGTTGGCATTAATATACTGCTGTAACGGCTTACAAAGGATCATGTCCGGAATAGCCGTTTCAGAAGCGTTATACACTTTCAGGCTGTATAATTTCTCCGATCCGGAAGAAAGTTTGTTTTCTATAATCAGATTTGAAAGTACCGGATCAAGACCGAAGCCGGAAGTGGCGGCAGCGTCCGCCTTATTGGATATCTTAATCTGGGCGTCCACATAATCCTTTATCTTCTTATCCAGTGGTTCCACCGTCCAGCCCTCAAAGTTATTCGCTTCCGGATTCCAGAATTTGGTCGTGTGCATGTATTTTCCGGCGTTCTGCCTTCCGGTAATGTTGGAGGCGAATTTCTCCATAGCTTCGTCCTTGAAATCTTCCAGCATCTGGGCCGTGTATTTCTCGCCCGTACGCTCGCAAACCTGTTTTATACGTGCTTCCGCGCGGTCCCAGTAAGACTGCGGCGATTCGATATGCAGGGAAATGGCCGAAGCGTTTTCGTTATAGGCGATCAGGATAGCGGCCAGACCGCCGGCAAGCTCCAGCCAGTCAAGCGCACCCAAAAAACGCGGTGTACTCATAAAATCCTTGCAAAAGGAATAGATATTATAATATTTCACAGAAACCGGATATTTGAACGGGTGGGCCGGATCAAAGACCGGGTAACGGTAAGTATAGGCCGGATCAGGATAAGGAAAGTCGCCCACAAGTACTTCCTGCGGTTCATCCTCGCCGTCGGGAGGATATACCAGGCGGGCCTTCTGGTAGGGAATATGTTCCAGCCGTACCAAACGCCCGGGATTGCCTACACGCGGCGCACGGTTCCGGACAAACTTTATAAAAAAGCCCTGCATGTGTGTTAAGTCTACGAGTGAGCGGTGAAGAACCGTCGTGTAATCCCACGACTCCAGGTCGGCGGTTATTTCCGGATCGAGTTTCCAACGCCGGTAAAAACGGTTATTCTCTTCGTCGATCGCATCCTCATACAGCCGCGGGCCTTCTCCCCACTGTAAACCGGCTATTTTACCCATAATACCTTCACCGGCGTAGAATTTATCCAGTAAACGCATGACCTCGCCCGGCATGTCGTTATTGTCACCCATGGGAACGATAAAGGTACCGTTTACGCTGATCTTTCGCGAAAAGAAAGCCCCCCGCCGGTTTAACTGGATGCTGGAAGGTTCCCAACCTTTACCGCGGCCACCGATAGAAAAGGAGATCAAACCCTTGTCGGTGCCGGTATCTATAATTCCAAAGTTGCCACTTCGTCTTATTTCCATAATCTTAAATCGTTATTCTTTTCCCGTTGAACTCCATTACCAGACATTCCCAGCAATTCAGCGGCCGGCCCGTTGTGGTGTCCGTCAGGAATAGTTTATAGCTTGAATTTTCGATGCTTTCATCCGTCGCCTTTTTCCTCAAACGGGCGGCAGTAAGTATCACCATGTCGCCGCCGTCCCGCGTCTGACGGTTCCATTTCCGGAACTTGATAGAAAAGGTACCCCCGGAAATGGTAATCCGCTTCATCTGTTCTACCGCTACATAAAGGTTTATTTTTTCCATAGCCGGCGGATAAAGTTTTTAATACTGGCCCAGTTATCATGTACCAAGCAGAAGGATAGAAAGAAAAACATGAATTTTAGGAACGTCCATAGGCTACACCCGTTTGTAGTCTTTTCTTTTTCCTGGCTTTGTTGCTTAACGTCGGATTTACGGGTAACGGCTGTTTCCGTTTGACTGGTAGTTTCCTTATGATCCCGGAGGGAACTGCTTTGATTCTTTCCAGTTCTTTTTTCAGTTTTTCGGTTACTGAAATCAATTTCTTTAATTCTTCCGAGGCTGTCGTAGTCGATACGGATATGCGTACTATCTTCCCGGTAAACGTCAAGTACGTGCTCCTCATGGCTCGAATCTCTCCGCGCAAGTTCAATAACTCCGTCAGTAGTTGTTTGTTTTTCTTCTCCAGTTGCTTCTGTAACCGTTTTTCGTGTAACAGAGCGAGGAGAACGACAACCGTAAAAACAAGCTGCAAAACAAATAAGAATAAGTAGGTGTACGATTCCATGTCTCATAATTGATTTTAGTTATTAGTGTCGAAAGTGATAGATTTACGGTTCAGGCAATTTTTCACCCCGCAAAGAAACGGTTTCATGATATCCATTACGCGGGCGTTCTGCCTGATATCCTTTTCCATTTCGTTACATTTCTGCTGGAGTTCCCGGTACTGGCTCTCTACATCGTCGATCCGCTGTTTCAATTCCTTACGGTCATTCTTCATATCCTCAATCAGTTCCTGGTAAACCTCCTGTACTGACTTCATGGCGTCAGCTTCCGCCTGTTTACGGGTATACCGGAGAGTGAATAACCAAGTCAGGCCACCCGTGCAAAGAGCTGTAATAATCGCTGTAATTATCGTTTCCGTCATATTAGTAGAGTTGAAAATGTTACATTATAGTCCGGACGATACATACATGCGTCAAATAACCCGCCACGATCCCGGCCAGGTCTGCCAGAATATCCTTCCAGTCCCATTTATTACAGGGGGACATTTCATCCCCGTATTCCTTACCCAGTGAAGCACCCAGGGCAAAGGGAACACCATAATCACCCAACAGGGCACATATAGCGTAATTAATTCCGAAATGCTTCCATTTGTCCGTTCCTATTTTCATAATTTGAATCATTGGTTACTGCAAAGGTGGGAAGAACGGAAACGGACGAAAAGGACATAAAAAAGAGTGCCGGGAACCACCCCGGCACAAACAAACCCTAACCTGGGACTTAAACCCAACGGCTGCCTTTTCAGCCGGTATGCTAAATTGTTAATATTAAGGATTAGACAACTTTTCGATGTCTTTTTTCATCATACGTAATAATTGAATCCTTCTTAACACCTCATTTGTTGGTGTACTTTCATCTCCTTTCTCTATTAGGAAATCGATTAGGTCCTCAATAACTTCGATGTAACAAGCGGAAACCGGTTCCGTCTTAGTTTGCCACTGTGTCAAAATCTCGGCACTTTTATCTGTTATATGTGCGCCGTTTACTTCTATATCTTTCATAACAAATCTTTCATTAAACGTTTTTAATCGGTGTAGTCTCTAAGGTAGTGAAATCAATTATTCCGGCCTGCCGGTATATCCCGAGGGCGACTTTCCTAAACCGTTCGTAATTACGTCTGTCAATGGGCGATAACTGCCACCTCTTCATGTCTTTCATCAAATCCGGTATATTATTGGCACTATTATACAGACAGTTGTTTTTACCGTACTCGTGATGAAGTGATACAGACTGAAAATCACCGGAGAAAACAACCAACCGCAAACGTTCAAGTTCAAGGAAAGCAAACTCATTGTTAACCTTCTCCACCTTATAGGCTCTTAATTCAATGGAAGGCGTGCCGTATTCACGTCTAACGAAAAATAGGATATCAGGATTATTTGTATTCATTTGGCACCTCCTTTTAAGTCTTCTAATTTAATATGTGAAATACTTGTTATACTTTCCAGTACCCCGTCGCATACACTTTTAACCCTTAATCCGCGGGAACCGTCTTTCTTGGGTAAATTCAGGTGATAATACGGGCGATTCCTCCAGAATGTAATCCGGAAAATCCAGCCACGAACTTTAAAAGTAGCATTGCTTATTTTATAATCAATCTGTATCAGATCACCCGGTTTAAATTTACTTTCTTGTAGAAACATTTCCTGTATTTCTTCCTTTTCCTTCTTTATTTCCTCAATCCTTTTATCATTGTTTTGTAATTGAGTAAGTAACACTTGCTGATATTCAGTATATATCATTCGGCACCTCCTTTCTTTTCTATCTGGGGACGCTCTGAAAACCTATATATTCTTTTAACCCGGTAAATGAAAAAATAGGCTACAGGCTTGTCACAGCCGTTATTATGTGTTTTAGTGTCCTGATCTATATGAATAAACCCGCTACCGGAAGATATTTTCAGCGGCATTGTTTTAGGGTATTTCTCGTTCAGCTCCTTTACCTTTGCTTCCAGTTCAGTTTTAAAAGCATCAAAGGAAATTTTATCAGGGCAAAGCGTATTACCAAACTGGTTTGCAAACTCTGCCATTTCAGCACATTTTCGGTTCTGTGGCTTATATTCGTTAAGCTCTATAAAATAAGATATCATTTTCGGCCTCCTTTCCTCGCTTTCTTGGCACGACACACACATATAACTGCACCAATGACAGCCGGTGGATAGATAAAAGTAAGACAGAAACAAGCGATAGCAGATAAGTAATAAGCCCCAGAAGTTGAACAAACAGTACATTCATGTTTCGGTTCCTGAAAATAACGATGTTGGATTGTGTTTACGTCCGTGCTACCAGTACGGAACGAAGGTACATAGCTTGTACCGGATTGAAATTCATTTTTCATAACGGTGTTAATTTTGACTATTTTACATGGGAAAGGCGGTTACCATTTCCCCTAATTCGTCAAAATTAACACCGCAAACCGTCCGAAGATCGGGTTATAAGTTTAGGGAAAGGCAACCGCCTTGTATTAAACAAGCACTTATCGGGCATAAAAAAAGCCCGTTATTTATTCGAGCCAATAACCGAGACTCACCGGACCGCACCAGCGGTGTTAACTTTGACAGGGGCAAATGTCGGCATTAAATTCTGAACAAAAAAAAAAAAACGTTAATAAAAGTTTATTAGGAAAGAAAGTTTCTCGACTCTACGATTCGTTACTTCGTAACAAAAAACGCCCACCTGATTAAGGGTGAGCGTTACACACTATAATTAATATTCTATTTGTCTTTTAAATTAATTCCCTCTTTTATCTGTTCATCAGAAGTTACCTTTTTACAAAGAATATAGTGATAAACAGGGTCTTTGCTCATTCCTTGTGTAGGTGTAACCGGATAAGCCAGTATTAGTTCCCAACCCAATTTAGCCAAATAGTTAACGGCGTCTATCATTGAATTAAAATTCATCTTTTCACCGTTTTCATCTACTAAAAAACGAGCATTTGGTGTTGCCCATTTTGCCTTCTGGCCGAAATCTACTTCTATTTTTACTTTTGTACCGGTTATATTTCCAGTACCCACGATTTCACAATAAGCCTTATACGGTTCTTGTGCAATGGCTGCCATTGTTAGTATGGCCAATACAATAACTAAAAAAAATCTTTTCATATCAGTAACTTAAAATTAGTGTGTACTTTAGTTTGTACCACCCCGTAAGTCCTGACGGTATATATGCAGTGTAATTTTGACGATTGCAAAAGTACTTAAATATATACATTTATAAAAAATATTACCCCAAAATCAATCAAAAATGAAAGGCAACCGCCCCAAAATACACGGTAATTCACCCAAAAATGGGCAAAAAATGAAACAAAAACACATAAAAAACGCACTTTTTCGCGTAAAATTTTGGTCTAAATGCAGATAAACGACTGAAAAACAGTCAAAAGCCGAAAAAAAATTCAAAAACTAAAAAAATGACACCTTCCGAAGACCGAGCCGCTCAGAAGTCGGAAAGCAGTTACCCTCCCCCTAAAAGGTGAAATATGACCTCTGGAGAGGGGTACCCGTAACCTGGTAACACAAAAAACGCCGGAAAAGCAATTTTCCAGCGTTACAAGGCAATTACCTTTTGTGCCTGTTCTCTATCCATTGATCCACAAACGAATCGGCCTGCAGCGTTCGCTTGCCTCGTACCAAAGCTATCCAGCCGGGGCGCATCAGTAAGTATTTGAAAGCGTCGGAGAAATTGGTGGATAACATCGGTAGTTTTTTCGGTGCCAGCTTTTCGGACTTCTTCACTTTGAACACTACCTTAGAATTACCCCGGTATTTGATTTCAGCCTTTGCCTTTTCTACAGAACTAACCATTTCTTTACAGTTCACCGCATCAACCAACAGGATAGGCAGGTTATTGTTGGTACCGCCCATAATCTCCTGCATAAAGTCGTATTCCGCATCCTGCCGGATAACTGCCTGTTTACGGCTCTTTAGGTTTACGATCCAGCCGGTACGGTTCCCGCTGCCGTCTTTTTCTATGGCGTCTTTGATCTTACCCGCGTAATCCTCCTTCTGTTTCTCAAAGTTATTACCTGCACGGTCATAGTACAAATCCAGCTCTTTATATTCGTGGTTCTGGAAGAAAGTGAGGAACTGGTCGGCAATCTCCCGGAACCAGCCCGGCGGTATCTCAAAAAAGTTCTTATGTACCCGGTAATAAGCACCGTCCGGCTGACCGATCACCAAAGAAAGCATATTACCGAAGTCCATACCGCCTTCAATCGTTTTATCATGGTGCAGGTACCGGAGTTCCCGCGAGCTGTAAGCGGCTTCTCCGGACATGGTACCGTTATAATACTTATGTCCTTCACCAAACAACACATAGAAACGTAAATCCCTGCGAAGACCGGGACGCATACCAACCACCGACTTCTTAAATTCGTGAAGCTCCAGCGTACCATTATACAACCGCTTTAAATAATCAATCGTAAGTATCTCAACATTAGCGAATGAAGAAGCGTTAAGAAAGAACGTTTGTCCTTTTCTCAACTTCAACAAAGCCCGGTCGTAATATTCAATATCCCGTTTCAAACGTTTCAGCTTCAAGGGGGAAGGCTTATTTTTTCTTTCTTCTTTTAATAGAGAAATTACCAGGTCATTACGCATACTTGCCGCCTGTACTATTTTTATGATCCGTTCCGGGTCCATTTGCTTGACATACCGGAAAAACCAGTCGTACTCGTTTTCGTCGATATCCGGCATATCGGTAGTAATGGTTATCCCCAGGAACAAATGGGAATGTCCGTAAGTGATCGCATCACCGCGAAGAATAGGCATAGCGCGGTTTACTTTCATTTCCTTGTCGTACTTCGCTTCATCATAAAACAGGTGTATTACAGACTTTCCGGCAAGCAGCGAAGGGTTATCCAGTGATCCCATGAAAATAACACATCCGTTCCAGAAGCTGTAAACATGCTTGTAATCATCCACGATAACCGAACATTTACGCCGCCAGGATTCAGGCGGGCGGGTATCTTTTACATAGTGTACCCCTTCGATAAGCCCCATAAGCTGCCAGCCCTTCTGAACGGCCGGCATTATATTATCTTCCAGGTTACTGTAAGTATTGGCAACAAAAGCGAACGCACCGCCGGGCATTTCTTCCACACAACGGGCGGAACGTCTGGCTTGTATAACGGTCGATTTGGCCGTACCGCGCCCGTCAATAGATACAAGAATAGTAGTATCGATCCAGTCCGTCAGAACCTGGATTATATGGCCGTATTTGATTTCTACATCATCGGCGTTACTCACCTTCGTTGTCTTCACCGAACTCTTTGATATCATACAACATACGTTTTTTCAGGTCAAAAGCTTTAATACGCGCATCCTCTTTTATATTCTCACGCACAATAACAGGAATTTCCGGTATCGCATCGATAAACTCTTCCAGTTCCTTACGGTCGATTTCAGGAACACCCAGATCCTTACGGCTGGTAGTATAAATAACCGTACTTTTCTGTGCAAGCAGTTCCTCCGGTATTTCGGCCTGTTGATCCTTGTAACATCCGCGAAGTTCCGCCGCCAATTTCAGCAGGTTCTTAGCCTCCTTCACATTTCCCATAAGAAAGACGGTATTCGCCCAGTTTTCGGCCTTTTCAGCATACAGATTAGCGAAAGCCTGCGGGCGTACGTTATCCTGCGTATAAAAGAAATTGAGACTGTCAGCGTACACCTGGCGGGCCATCCAGTCCGAAAGGCCGTAAGGTTCCGACTTCAAAAGGCGGATGATACCGGCCTTTGTCACTAACTTACCATTTATACGCATACGGGCACGAAGTCCCCGTACCATTTCCATAAGGCTGTAATATTCCCTTTCATCGGGCGCGAGGGCTTCCAGCGTACCGGTAGAAAGAATCCTTTGAATCTGGTTGATATCTACCTTGTCAAAGTCTATTCGTGAGGGCTTAATTAAATTCGTCGTCATCCATTTGTTCGATTAAACGTTCGAAAGTATGTCTTTTCCGTACGGCCTCCAGCTGTTTTATAGCTTCCACGTTTCCACCTTCCGCCGCTTCATGAAGTTTTATTTCAGGGGCGGCACGTGCTACCAGAATCCCTTCCCGGATCAGGAAATTAACAGAAGTTCCCACCGTTTCCGCATCCCGGACAAAAAGCCCGGCATCTTCCGGAGAAAGCCCCAGGGAAACGGCTATGTCTTTCGGGGAATACCCTAAAGAAGACAAACGCCGTACATCCTCTTTTTGCTGCGCATCCAGGTAAATACTATCCACCACCGTTAAATCGTTCATACGCATCTTTTATTCGTTTCTGTGCCGTGAAATAATAAATTTCGTCCTGTTCCATTAATACAAAGTTCCGGCCGCTTTCAATGGCTGCCACGGCCGTAGTACCGGAACCGCCGAAAGTGTCCAGGATCAGGTCACCCGGCTTTGTACTGTCTTCAATCAGTTTACGGATCAACGCCACCGGTTTCTGTGTGGGATGAACCTTTTCACCTTCTACCAGTTTCGCACCGGACGCAAAAGACCGGATATTATCTATTATGTTTGTGGCACCGATAGAAACACCCTTTCCGCAATGAAACAAAATAAGCTCATGTATAAAGGCGTAATGATTACCCGGGCCCGACTGTTTGTTCCAGACGATCATGTTTGATGCGCCTAAATACAAGTCAAACAACGGATAATAAAAAGCATATCCGCGCCAGTCCGTAAAAAAATACACGCAAGCACCGGGTTTCTTCACCCGGTTAAACTCCTGAAACAAATCCCGGTAAAAGGGTTTACAGATAGACAAATCTTTAAAACTGCCTTTCTGCCCGTTATGTGTCATTCCCAGGAAATAAGGCGGATCGGTTATTATACAATCTACAGAATTGTCCGGAACACGTTTCAACGCCTCCAGGCAATCCTCGTTATAAATTTGGTTTGTTATCATTGGAAAGTTGTTTAAGCCGGCTTTCTTCTTTTTCTATCCGGAGGGTTAATGTCTTGAGCTGGTGCCCCAGCTCCGAGCGGTCGCAAGGGTGAGAAAAACGGCCCCGGTCCTTCATGAGCCGCTGCCGTTTTCCTGTCAGACTGGCAATAAGTTCAACTACTTTTTTTTTCGCGCCTCGATTTCTTCCTCTATGGCCTTTTGTGTAGTCTCCCACTTTTGGATCAATGCAAGGGCACTCGCTTTCTTCTTCTCATCATCTCCGGCCTGTTCCAGTTTCGCCTTGTTCTTTGAAAGGTTGGCGCGGGCGTTATTCAGTGCCTTTTGTATGTCGATATCCGAAAGGTTCTCGACACCCTTACGGACGGACAAACTTTTTACCTTCTCACATTTACCCAGAATCTTTCCGTTTTCCCGGTAATATTCCAGCTCGTCCCACATTTCGCGGTTAGCAATGAAGTTTTCCACAACCGCCTGCGCTTCCTGTGCTGTAGAAAGTGAACTGACATCATCCGGCGTAGCTTCCAGGCGGGCGAAAGCTTCCTTATACTTCCCGTATGCGGTGAACATGTCGGAAACAAGTATTTTCAGAATGTCGGGGCAATCCGAAGAGTTCAGGAAGGTAAATTTCTCGCGGAAACGTATCATTTTGGTTACGGTTTCCGGAGCCGCCTTGTATCGTTTCTCCGCCTCTTCCAGTTCCTCTTCCAGCTCTTCCACACGGTCAGCATTTTCATCCATGGAAAGAACCTTATCCCGGAAATCGGACGAAACGAGTTCTTCCACGCTGACGCCGAAAGATTCGGCAAGTTCCAGCAGCAAATCATCGCTGTATTTTACCGGCGTTTTGGTTGCTTCCTCCCGGACGGGTTCCATTTTTACCGCGGCCGGCTGTTTGGAGTTGCGCCGGATCGTCTTAAATTCACGTTCGGAAAGCCCGGCCAGCTTCCGTAGTTCCTCTAAAAGAATGGCCTTCATCGTTTCCGTTTCTCCCTGCCGGCGGAATGACTTCTTTAACATACGGTTGATACCGTATTTCTCGTATAGTTCCACGCCCTGAATAAAGTTACGCGGACCGGCCAGATAGGTAATAATTTCCTGTTTCATACTATATAAAATTTAATGATACAAAGAAAAAAAAGGTAATTACCCCCAAAAAGGACAAAGGGTGGCCGGGCATGTGCTGCCGGTCACCCTTTGAATGATATAAAAGCCGTTTACTTACGCCTCATAACGGCTTTGTTCAATCCATTTCATAGCCTCCGAACCGTCGTTAAATGCCCGCAACGTCAGTTGGGAACCTTCGGAAGCGGTAAACGTCTTACCACCTTTCAGAAGGAAATTACCGCCTTTTTCCACTGTTGGCGCAACGCCCGAACATCCCATAAGGGTAATTACCGATCCATGACTTCCACCGGTAACACCGGCTATTTTGGCCGCACCTGCAGAAAGCTGGTACTGCCCGTCTGTCTGGTAATCTATATCTGTAGCCCCGGCTTCCACTACGGCCACCGGTTCTTCCAGGGTGTCGGTACCCCGGTAAATGGCGATATCATCCCCCTTGCTGATCTGGGTGAAAGTAAGTTCGTTCGTATTCGATTCATTGGAACCGGTATAAGAAACGGATAACTTACACGGGTTACAGGGCGTTCCGATCAGATCGGCAGGCTTTCCGCTACAATAACGGAGCACAACGATACATTTTTTGGAAAGCCAGTTTGTCTTAAACTCGCGGATTTCCTGTTCATTACCGGGATGATTGAACTTAACGGAAGGCGTATAACCTTCGGCGTCCGTTTCTCCGTCACTGTTGGAACTGATTTCAGCGGTACCGGGTGTCAGGTAAATACCGATCGCGTAACGTCCCGCCTTCATTACGATATCATCCTCGATAACCACGCCGGCATCGTTTCTCTGCGGAAAGGAAAGAATATCGTCAACGTCGTAAATTACGAGCTGATCCTTGGGCTGAATACCGTTACCGGGATTGCCGGACGGCCTTCTTACGCTTGCTTTTACGTATGTCATAACTTAATGATTTATAAGGTTATAAAATGGAAGGGATAAAGTACCCCTTCCGCTAAAAATTAGCCTCTTGCCACTTCGTAGAATTTACCGTCGGCGGCTTTTGCCAGCTTGATAAACTTGCCTTCGGAAAGTGTCATAGTTTCGGTTAAAACAAAGTTTCCACCGGCTGCAATGGTGGAAGCATATTCAGAACCGCTTCCGTAGATCGTGTAAACGACACCGGCTTCCGCATCTGTAAAGTTAGTGATTGCCGTTGCCTTTGTATTCTCACCAGTAACGAATACTTCACCGTCAAGCAAGGAAGGTGTCGTTTCATCCGGTGCAAACTGCAACGCATCGGAAGAAGCGTTTTCGCGGCCGATCTCGATAAATTTACCGTCGGCACGTTTCATCAGTTTAATAACATCCCCTTTACCGGGCTGCCAGGCGTCGGAAATAAGTTCAAAGTTTCCGCTTTTCTCAATCTTAACGCCTTTATCCACGCTTCCGCATTTCAGGGAAATAACCGTACCTACCGGCGCATCTTCAATATCAGTAATAGCAAATTCGGCTGTATTGGCTACGGTAACAATGGAGGTATGAAGCTTAGCCGACGGGTTCTTGTCCTTGTCAGCGTCCACAAAGTAAGACGCCGGGCGGTCATACTCATTACAGAAGATCATCTGACGGTTATAGTCCATATCTTCTTTCTTGGTGTACTTGAATCCCACGGCAATAGCCCAGATACTTTCACGCCAGTTACTCCATACTTTCAGGCTCCAGTCTTCCTGCTCCAGGTTGAAAGCCGTCATTTCACCCGGCTTGTCCTCGTAGGTTTTAATGTTGCCTTCAAACGTCCAGAAGATACGGTGGTGGTTGTCAGCATTGGGAACCGGGATAATCTTTACCGCCGGATATTCCTTCACATACATGATATTAGCCTTGTAATCCTGGTTCTGTCCGTAATGCAGTTCATTGTATTTATGATACAATACAATAAAGTGCGAAGGCATATAAAGTGCCAGGTTACCGCTGTCACGAAGAACCGCCGGGATCATGGAAGTACCCTTGTACACCTTTTCACCGATGTTTGCTTCGGTAAGTTCTCCCAGCTCGAACGGCTTGATCTGGTAAACGAACTTTCCGTTATTGATATCGGTATGTCCGTTCACTTTCTTGTTCAGGAACTCATACAGACCGTCAGCTGCAGCAAGTGCTTTGCCCGGTTCGTTCAGATTCGGGTCCTTACGGATTCCGTTAATACGGCGTTGTTCGCGCTCGTTATGCAACTTCTTGGCAGTTTCGGCCAGGATGTACTCGATAAAAGACCACTTGATAGGGTTTGAACCTTCCTTGTTCAAAGTGCCGATCCAGGTTTTCTCCAGGGCTTTTAAATTTTTGAAACGGTGTGCAAACATCACGTTGAACATGCGCAGGGTTTCATCGTCGAACTCGTAGGAACCTTTAGTCACCTTGTCGAAGTCGGATTCCTCATTACCGGCCTGTGAGAACTCACCCAGCCAAATGTTTACCAGCGTAGCCAAATCCTGATAACCGGATTCAAGCGGGAAAATACTTTCAATGGAAGGAAGTTCCATTAAAAACGACTGCAAACGCTGTTGCCAGGGAATACGGTAAAAGGCCCCGAGGTCCTCCTTCAAACGGCTGTAGTCAATGGAACTTGCTTTCGGAAGAGCAATCATTTCAAAACCGGCAGCCTCCATTAACGCAGCTTTGGCGCGAAGGTTATACGGGCGGTCCAGTGAGAACATTTCACCCTGCAAGCCTCCCAGCTGCTTTTCATCCTGGAGATTGAAAGCCCCTTTACCGTCCGCCTGGGCGTTGTGTTGCTTCCCTTTGCCCGGATCATCTTCCGCAGCGGCCGAAAGTTGGGCGATAATGCCGGAAAGCTTCGTTATTTCGGCATCCTTCTTGGCAATTAACGCGGTATTGTTCCGGTTTTCGTCACGCTGTTGCGTCTGCAAGGCTTCAAGCTGTTCCTGCGCTTGTGTCAAACGGGCCGCAGTATCACCCAACAAACCGCGAAGGAAAGCGGTTGTTTTAGGCTCCTCGGTTTCCTCTCCCTGGTTCCCGTCTTCGGCTTCGTCCTGGAAATCGTTTTCGAGGGACGCTTTAAAGTCCGTGAGGAATTTTTCAGTAAAACCGTAATTTTTCAGTTTTGCCACTTCCTCGACCGTGATAGAGTTTTTATCCTCTACCTTGCTCCATTCCGACAAGCCCAACAAGGCCAGAATGTGAGCGGAAAAGCTCTTAAATTTCATATATACAAAATTTTGAAGTTAATACTATATGTTATACATCTCATTTACTTTTCTGACGGTAGCCTGTGCCAGCACCCACTTTACCGCGTCTTCCAGCGTACCGAACTGATCGATATAGCCGTTTGCCACGGCTACGTCGCCGGTGAATATCTGTCCCCGGAAAAGGGGAAGTTCCGGATCGTAGGCAATACCCAGATTCCGACTGATCGCATCGCAGAAAATACGGTGCATGACGGCCAGACGTTGCTTTATAGGCTCTTCGTTGTTATCATCTTCAATCGCGCGGGTTTCATAGTTTTTCAGGTCGGCACTATCCGGATAGATTTCCCGGTAATCAATGCCCTGTTTCTTGAAATATTCCTTAAAGGATTGGTAAGTAAGCATGATACCGACGGAACCGACTTCACACATAGGGGAAGCGATAAAGGTTCTGCCGGCGGCGGTTCCCAGCCAGAAATGGGCACTACCCATGGTACCGGCCACGTAGGTGGCTATAGGTTTGGAAGATTCGGCGATCATTTTAGCCGCCAGGTCCACATGTGCGACCATACCACCCGGACCGTTGATCCACAGGACCGCGCCGCAAATCTTAGGATTATCGAAAACATCCCGGAGCTGCTTTTCCAGGCGGTAAGTCTCCCAGGAATACAAGGTGCCTTCCAGGATAATGACGGCCACGCTGTCAGCCGGCAGGGTGTCATCATCCAGTTCCCACCGGTTGGCAAGGTAAGGCGTAGTAGCGTAGGCGGTTATTTTATTATTGTCGAGCCGTTTTTCGATCGCATCCAGGTTGCCGGCTGCAACACACGGCACAAATAAGGAAAGCAACCGGTAATAATCATTATCAGCGATTGCCCAAGGTGCTGTAAAAATCTCCTGTATTTTGTCCACGTTCTCTTTTTTACGACAAAGAAAACGCCTATATCATAGGTAGAGAAGGACTGAAAGGAACCTACAGGAACGCATCAACGCCCGGACCCGTACCGGACAGGGTGCAGTTATACAGGCCCCCGCCGATCTCAAAAGAAAAGGTAAGCGGGTAATCGGGAGAACCGGAAACACGGGTGTTACCCGTTTCGTCAGTATAGAGGGCGACAAAAGGCGTCGCTTTCAGATTTTCCAGGTAAAGCGTCTTATTTTGCGACACGTCGGCAAGCTTGAAGGTATGTTTTTTAGTATAGACGTCTTCATTTTTGCTGTCACCCGGTTTTAAGGTTCCCGGTACGATCATAAGAATATCAGGTTTTCCGATAGAGCGGATAACGACTTTCGAGAGCACGACGCCAAAATGGATAATGTTGTAAACGGGAACCAGTTGCAGGCTATGGGCGGCGGATATTAACTTTCTTGACATAATTACAGATATAAAGTATTGATAATCAAACATTCAGCATTTTTCGGACGTTTTTCAGCCAAAAACCGGACAAAAAAGGACAAACAGATACAGTTGGTAGGTAAAAAATAACTTGCTTTTTTACACTTTTTTTCGGTTATAGGCCCTTTTCTTCTTGCGCCTGAAACTATCCCGCCACCGCTGGTAGTTTTTCAGCAGCCCGTCTTCCTGAATGGAAGAGATATCATACTTTTTCAGGAAGGTAAAAACGGTTTCCTTAAACTCGATTCCGTGCAGGTGCTTGTTTTCGTCCATGAGTTCGTGCAGCTCGGCCCACATCAGGGCACGCAGACGCTTTTCAAGAATGGCGGTACCGCGTACGGAAATGTAATTGAACTGTTCCGGAGACTTGCCGCCGGCAAAATTGGCCTCCCGGCGGTCAGGCAGCATAAACTCCAGGTTGCCGCGGTCAGCCGGACAATTTACCGGCCGTTTCTCCATGAGATCGTAAACGGTCACATAGATATCGGACGAAGAAGGAAAACGGACGGTACCGACCGTTTCGTCGTAATATTTGCCCCGGACATACTCGGCCAGGTAGGATTCGATCTGTATTCGGGTGGTAATCATAGCAATAACATTCCTTTTTAAAGGCAAAGATATTCCTTTATCGGCTGTTGGTCTGCCATTTACGGGAAAATGTAGGCTTTCAGCCGTCATTTTGATAAATATACTCCGGGAGAATAATTATAATATGCCTTTTCCAGCCACCACACACCCGACATTTTCTCTGCCAGGCTGTGCTGATATAATTCGGTACTAAATTTTTGTAATTTCGTAACCGGGCAACCGACAAAGGTAAAATCCTGTATCTTAGCAACTTAGTAACGTTACTAATTTCCGTTACAAAAAAATGGCAGGAAAACAGTTTGTAACCGGGCTTACCGGTAGAAGATAAAAAGGCCGGTGTTACAAACCGGAAAAATTCGTAACCGTTTTGTAACTGCAACTTCGTAACCTTTATTTCCTATTTATTTATTTGATTTTCAGACTTTTTTCTTTCAAGCAAACAAAGGTTACAAGGTTACTAAAATTTTGTATGAAATAGAGGTGGGGTATGGGGAGGGAAGCCGGGCGGGACGCATCTGTTTCCATACGAAAAGAGGGACCGACACATTCGTATCTGGTCCCTCTTTTCGTATTTTATACCGGCTCCGATCCGTCTTATACGCGATGTTTGCACCTGCTTAAAATCCATTTCTTTACGTCCGGGGGTATATAGCGGTGCACGACGGCCGTATAGTCTTCGTTAAATTCATACTCCAGGTAGTTGTCGCCTTCCAGGATAAAAACACAGGCCGTTTTGATGATCCATTCGAGCTGCTCGCCCGAATAGCGTTCCAGTGCCAGGACGGTACCGGGTTTCATACGCTCCAGATAGCGGTAGACCTGTTCGGCGAATTTTCGGAACCTCTCGCCGCTGTTCCAGAGCGCGGTAAACTCGGACATGCTGTTTAATTTCAAATGCGCGTTATTCATTCATCCGGTCGTTCATCAGGTACAAACATGAGTGTCGGATCGGCCGGTTCCGTTCCACCACCGGCAGCCGTTTCCGCCGTGCCGCATGAACGCAGATAGATCATGTCGGCGGCCTTGCCGTCGTTATCTTTGCGTACGATACGCCCCTGGGAGTTGCAAAGGTCCTTCGGGTTGAGTTCGTCAATGTAAGGGCAAAGGGCCACAAAGCCTTTGAGGGCCTTTGTAAAACGCTGCATCGTGATTTTATTCACACCGGAAAAGCTTTTGTAATCAGCAAAAGCCTTTTCACGGACGATAAAGCTGTCCAGGTGTTCGCTGTCCGGAGAGAAATAAGAGTTCGCCCAATCCTCAAAGTTATTGCCCATATCGGCCTTGTATTTACGCCTGATAATGTTTTCCATGGGCGGAAGCAGTTTTATAGATTCCTCGCAAAGGGAAAGGTAAAAACGGCAGCACTGCAAGAAGAAATTTATATCGGCGTTCCACTCGTTCTCGCTGTAAGTCTTGGAAAACAAATCCTTACCGAAATCGTCCCGGATAGAACGCGTTTCCCGGTAGTCGTTATCTTCCGTACGCTGGTGGTAGTAGTCGGAGAATACCAGGTACAGCAAACGGGCTTCCGTAGACGGATCAAAATCAATAGGAACGTAATTAGTTGTAAATCCCAGCTTGGCCGATTCCTCGAAAGGTATAGTAAACGACTGGTTGTTCTTCGGGTTCACGGTCATATCTGACGTGATGATATCGTAAAACAGGCCCGTATTAAGATACCGGTCGCAATCATCCACCAGGATAAAGTCGGTATGCTGGTTTACCTGGTCGAACACATGCGGGTTATCCATTAACTTGGGATTACGGCCGGAAAGCTTGACGGTCTTCATAAAGTAGGAAAGGGCTTTGAACATGAATGATTTGCCCGAACGCCCGTTACATTCACCGTCTTCACCGATCTTGTTATCCATGGCCTGCGGTGCCCAGGCACGCGAAGGGGATTTATAACGGTGCAACATATAACCGATAGTAAAGATCTTGTTGATAAGGTTCCTTTTCTGTTCGGCCACTTCTTCCGCCGTGAGGCCTTCCCCCTCGATATCGAATTTATGTTTTTCCCGGTAGGATTCCGCTTCCCCCACGCTCTTGTCATCGAAATTATATTCCAGTTCCTTACGCCAGTAAACGCGGCTCGAATTGATTACATAACCAAAAAAGTTAGACGGTACGGCATTGATCCGGATATCAAACACATCGTTCCCCTCTATGTCTTTTTTACGGGAAATAGTAAACATGTCTTCCATAAGACGGACTTTGTGTTTCAGGACGTTTTCTTCCCAAACGTAGTGGGACAATGTGCTGCCGTTGGCCGGATGTTCCTTTATACCGGTACCGCTTACCTCCATGCTGCAACCGGGAAAGAAGAACATCTGCGTATTATGGGTATAATTGGTAAAATCCAGTTCGATCTCCTGCAAGTTGTCCAGGGCCGTATCTGACAGTTTGGGGCTGTTCAGAATAAGATTCCTTATATCGCGGGATAAAAAGCTCTCTTGGGCCCACTCACGGATAAACTTCCGGATATCCTTTGCCTTTATCAGTTTTACGATATTGCCGGTAATACGGATGTATTTCGTTGAACTGGAATTTTCATCATGAAGCGAATAGAAACCGTTAAGACGTAAAAAGTAGTGAAGGCAGTCCGCGTCTATATTGTGATCCCATTGCCGGGATTTCTCGTTAAACTTGGAATACCAGAATTTGGCGGGCATGGCAAGCGTCATAAGGTTACGGAAATCTTCGTTCTTGCTTCTTAATTCCATGAAGTCCCGGAAGTCCTTACGCGGTTTGCCCCGCTGGTCCCGGTAAGTGGTAAGCCAGGCCGGTAGCCAGATCGTGTGGATATCAATAAAGCGTAATGCAAGTTCCGTACCCTTCACCCTGCCCGTCGTGTCGATATCGGGTATGTTATACAGGACTTCAACGTATTTCATGATCTCCTTGTAATCCTGTTCGGAAAGTTTATACGTCTCCGAATTAAACCAGATCGGGGAAAAGCCCAACGATTTAACGCACAGGGCGTCGCGCTCTCCGGAACATATAAACGCCTCCTGCAGCTTCTGCTCCTTATAGGGCTTTTCCGCATTGGCCGGATTCTTTTTAAAGGCGGCTTCCTCCCTGGAATTAAATTCCCGGTATAAGGCTTTCAGTTCGGAAAGGCCGTTTATATAGTCTTTCGGCTTGACACCTTCCGGAGTGTAGGAAAAACGCCATTGCTTGTCCGGATTCAAAGGCTCGTATATTTTATAGAACTTCACTTCGGGCGTGTCGCCTTCGGCCGGTTTTACCAGACATTCGCGCATAAAGATAGGGTATGTCGCAGTCGCGTATTTATAGGTTACCTCGCGATTTTTTACATACCCTATATATTTGGCCGAATACCAGTGCAGGGCCTCGGCGTTCTCCTGGGTGACACGGGGGCCGAGTATGCGTAACTGATCCGGGGTGAGATGATCGGCAAGCTCGAAAAGTTTAGTACCGTCTTTCTGATCCTGGGAGGCCGGAACCTTACGGATGTCCGGCTTGTTTACGTTACGGTTGAGTTCATCGGTTACGTTGTACATGGATGCAAGTTTAAGGATAGCCTCGTTAAACCGGAGGCCTTCCTCATACATGCAGATATCGACGGGGCTTTGAGCCGTTCCGGTATCGCCGAAATCCGTTACCTTATAAACCTGCTGGGAACCTTCCTTTCCGAATAACTTGATACAGGCCGACGCGTCGTCTTCTGACGGCCGGCGTTTGAAATGGCGGTTGGTTCCGACACAATCCCGGGCTTGCGGATAATAATGTAGAATTATATCCAGCCCGTTGTTGGTTACTTTGTAGATGTCTTCTGCCTTTATCATCGTTATAAAGTTACATGGTTACTTATTCTTCGTTGTCTTCTTTCCGTCCCGGGCACATCTCCGTCCAAGGTTGATACAGGAAAACGAATAATAACAGCCAAAGAAAAGCGGTTTTACCCGTATAATAAATGACAAAGGCAATCAGTCCCATAAAGGCAACCACGATAATAGCGTGGGCGATGTATTTTAAATTTTTATCTTTCATTGTTCAAACATGTTATACTGAATTGAAAAACCGAATTTGCTTAATCTCCTTTCCTGGAGAAGGGAACGTTTGTCATGTGAAGGCATAATGGCCACCAGGTGCTTTGTATCGAACCGGTAACCTTTCTTCCGCATCTGATAACGTAGGTTTCTTAGGCGTCTGTCTTCTTTCATGGCATTTCGTTAAGATCGTCTTAGTTTACAGAAGACTCGGCACACTATCGCAAAGGATAGCGTTTAAATCCTCCTGTATGGTTTCCTGCTGCTCCCTGTTCAAATGTACCAGGAAATAACCTTTTCCGCCGGAAAGATTCTTAATCTCCGCCAGATTATACTTCCTGTCTACCGCATCCACGAACGCAGGGGATTCCATGGGGCGGAAACTACTGAATATTTTATAAGTTCCACTGCTGCCTTCTATTCGTAGCGTGGTTAATTCATCGGGGGTGGTAATTGTTGATTTCATTACTTATTTATTTTTAATTATTCGACTTGTTCCTCACCTTCACGTATTAGGGTAAAAGGTAGTTTGGTACCACAATTCACACAATAAGCTGTTTTACTCTTGTTTAAGGAAACTCCATCGGAATATTCCCCACCGGAATATGTACCGTCAGAATTATGCACACTCGTGTAACTCATTCTAAACAGATCACTATACTGATAACCGTAAAAACCATTGCAATAAGGGCAAGGAAGCGGTTGTGCTTCAGTTACTTTTATGGAGATTTTTTTGCTCATTTCTACTTTGTTTTACTATAATTCTATGCTGCTACTTTTCTCAATTCGCGTAGTTTCTTGCTGACTGCTTCACAAAGAACTCGCGCCATTGTAACCTCTACGGCATTTCCTATGAATTTCTTTTGGTCGGCTTGTGTTCCGATTAACACATAGTTTTCTGGAAACCCCATAATACGCTTTAGCTCTGGTATGCGTAGCATCCGCATTTTAATATCAACTATCCCGTATAAGCCCATGAACTCTTTTATTTTTTTGGTCATAGGGCTGTCGGTATCATAAATCTCGATTGCCACACGTCCAGTTTCGGTTGCGACCAAATAAGGCGGCATTTTATCCATACGTGCTATGAGAGTGAAGCATGGGTTATCAATGGAACCACCTGCACTATTAAATTGAGGGTTCATTAGGTAGTGCCACTTTCTATTTGCAGTGATTGTTTGTGCGGGATCTTCTATGCTACTACCAACGTTGGAGAAGTTTGTATTCATAATCCACGGCTTGCAGCTAACAAGATTGTATTTAGGATTGGCGGTAATACATCCAAGCGGCTTTTCTGTAGATGAAGGTTTGCTGTTTCCATATTGCTGGTCTATGAAATATGGAGAAACGAGAGAGAACCGATCCTTTGTTGTTACGGTTGCAGACGGTTCGTTTATTGAGCGGTTAAATCCGTTACCGTAATGAGCTGATACAAACGCATGATGATCTTTGCATGTAATTGTTCCGGCTGGTTCATTAATAGAAACATTCTTGCTTTCGGGGTGTCCACTGAACTGTTTTGAAAGAAAGCATACCTGTGCAACTCCCAGTCTGTTTTGCGTAGCTACTACCGGGCATGGTTCATCAATCCCAGGAGCATTGTATTTTCCAGTCCGACTCATGGAATTATATTTGATAAGAAAAGCATCTTTGCCTCCGGCTACAAATTTTATCAGGCCGGCATAAATACGTTCCATTGTCTTTTCAGCAAGTGGTTTCTCACGAAAAATACTTGTTCCTTCATCGGAAAAATCCAATATCTCTTTAACCGGGCGCCACTTTTCCAAATGACCAAACATATCTTGTTTACCGTTTTTGCAGTGAGTGGGTTGCGGAAATACTATCGGTAATCCATTTTTGGCAAATATACCAAAGAAGCGTTTTCGAGTAGTATATGCACCATAGTCGGCAGCATTGAGAATGCGGAAATCAAAGTTATAGCCATACTTTCTTACGTTGCGTACCCATCTTTGATATAGCCTACCTTTATCCATGCTGATAGGCTTTCCGTTTTCGTCCATATCACCCCATGACATAAACTCCTCAACATTTTCAATCTGGATATAATCTGGATTAATAGCTTCAATGTAACGAAAAAGATGTTCTGCCAGTGTCCGACTGTCAGCATCACGTGGCTGTCCACCTTTTGCTTTGCTAAAATTAGTACACTCCAAAGAAGCCCAAAGAACTAAGTGAGCATCTGGATATAGTTGTTTCATTCGTTGTACGTGTGCTACTAGAGCTGATAGTTCCAGTGTGCGTATATCTTCAGTGAAATGCATTGCCTCCGGGTGATTGGCTGCATGGCTAGCGATCGCATTCGTATCGTGATTTACGCAAGCGATAATCTTTGCGCACTGTTCACCATTTATTCTCGCTGATTCTACTCCGGTGGACGTTCCTCCTGCACCACAGAATAGATCGACGTATAGTAGATTTATATTATTCATTTTAGATTTTGTTTATTAATACTCATTTGACATTCTCTCAACTTTTTGAGCAGGAATCTGCCGGGCTGGTTGATGCCGCCTTTTTTAATTTCGGCAATCAGCTTTTTACATTCTTCGAATAGTGTCGGGTCTTGGATATATAGGCGAACTGAATCTGCATCGGATTTTGTCAGGTTCATTAGCAGAAAAACATACACAAAGTAGTTTTCATGAGACATCACCCTTATTTGTCCTTCACGCTCCATTCTCTGTAGATTTTGGATGATTATATAGAAGTCACACATTGAGGGGTTGTCTAGCCATTGTTTGATGAGTCCCGTGCCGATAGATGATTCTTTACCGTTTTCGGCAAGGCGCATAGCTTCCCATACGTCATTTTCTGTTATACCCGGTTTACCACGCAATTCTGCCTTAATATCAAAATATTTTTCAGAAAAAGGAGACGAAGTTATTCTTCCTCCTCTGTCCGACGAAACGACCCCGTTAGGGGGAGTTTGAGGAGGTATTTTCTGTTCTTTTATTTCCTTTTCTTTTATTTGTGTACTTTCTGCGGAGTTTTTGGGCTTTTCTTCGGAAGAAATGCGTTTATCTTCGGAAGAAATAAGGTTAAACTCTGAAAATTCACACTTTCTTCTGCAATCATCACATATTCGTTTATAGCGTTCTTGTATTCCGATTGAAGTGAGAACTTTTTCCTTATCAAAGAGTTCTTTAGAAAACAACCCTAGTGCCAGGCAACATTTGACGACCTCCTGTATATACGCTTCTTCAAAACCGGTTTGTTCCGATAATATGAAGGGCAACTCTTCGTCCCACAACATGTAATACCCATTCTTATAGATAAGACAAAGCAGGAGAGCATATACAGTGACAGCCTTGCCACGCTGGTACTTGATCAGTTTCCTTATTTTTATGTCCTGAAAAAAGTCAACATCAAAAGGGAAATAGTCGAGCCCTTTTTTTACATTTCGTCCCATAATTCTGCATTTTTTAGAAACTCATCCACCTCACGAATGAAATCATCTAGCGAATGGCATACAACATATTTGTATTCTCTGTTTTCACAGATCATCTTTTGCCATTGTTTTTGCGATGGGGATTGATAGCCACCTTTCTTTTTCATTTCAATGAGTAGCGCACCGTAATCACGATTGCTTTTCAATAGGATCAGGTCGGATACACCGGCTATTACACCCTCGGCTTTAAGTTTTGATGCTGTTACAGCATCACGTCTACCACCATTTGGTACGGCGAATAGTCGACCTTTCAACTTCGGATACCTCAAATTGAAGTATTTTACACAAGCGCATTGTATGCGGTGTTCTTCATCGTTATGTTTTTGCTTCTTTTTTTGTTTTCTTTCCTTTGAGAGCATCTCTTCCAATGTCATGGCTGTTTTCATTTTTAGGTGTAACAATGGTGTCCTTTCCTGTTTTGTCGACTACGACTTTCTTTCCTCCAACTGTTATTGTTGTCTTACAACCTTCAGGAAGTGATTGGATGAAATTGCGTACAATAGGGGAGTTGGCATTTTCGCTGATGGTATCTGTTATGGATTCTTCGGCAGAATACGGGTAAACACCCATGATAGCGGTTTCAGCAACAGATGCAATTTGATAATCTGCCATGGTTCCTTTCATTCCTTCATCCAGCTTTTTCACTGCATCACGCAAGTCGGCAGCTTGTACCAATACTTGAGTGGAAGTCTTTTTTTCCGCACCGCTTTTATCATCCAGCGTGATGAAAATAAGTTTGCATTTGAACCAGCGGTCGGCACTTTCTTCGTCACTGGGGAAAAGTTCGCTATAGTTAGCACGTTTAATGTCTGATATAGTAAATTCTCCAGAGATAAATGGGGTCATTTCTTCGATGATCCGTGCTTCGGCTTCTGTAAAGCTAAGTGCATCGACAAGATAAGGTTCTGTAACTTTCTTGTTCATTCCATTTTCCATTACTCTTTCGTAACGGATTTTACATTCAAACCATGTGTGCATCATAAATTCATTCGAGCTTTAAGTTGTTTACTAATGATGAGCTTGGCAGAGCGTTGAGCTGGAATAACAACTGTTGTTCCCTTGCTAATATTCCGTGCTTTCTTTCTTTTGGAGGTGTGTGCCTTAATTGTGGCAAAACCACGGATATAAACACTCTCACCTCTACAAAGAGAATTTTCAATAGCATCAAAAACGCAATCTACGGCTTGAATAGCTTGTGAACGACTAATAGTCGTATTGTTGATGACGTGTTCAACGATTTCAATTTTCTTCATTGTTGTATTTTTATTAAAATGGTAAATCACTTCCGTTAGGTCTACAATCCTCAATTTTGTACTGAGTATCTTCAATTGATTTTATTGTACATAAAACGTATGCTTTCTTCTTAAGAAGAGTAGCAAGTCTTTTCGCTTCATTTTCGGCGCTTTCCAAATTCTCATGTTTGTAGGTAGGAGTGGCGCATCCTTCTACAAATACCATATAAAATTCATCCATAGCTCTATTTAGTTATTTATAAATAGCCCGCATTTCCCGTTAATTTGGTTTTCCTCTGCTACTGTTTCGACCTTGTAACTCGTACTGCCAACGCAAGCAAGACTAACGAGGATAGATGGTATCTTAATGTTTGTCGATGTTGGCCATCTGTTCCATTCCAAACTTACTGATTACTACAAGGTGTTTACGGGCTATTTTATTTTACTTCTATTCTAATTGTTTTAAATAATATTTGCACTTGAATCCTTTTCGTGGTGAAAAGTCGGCAAAATCACAAGATTTAAATATTTGATGTTTGTTAGCCCACTGTGCAATATCCTTTTCGTATAATGTTGGTTTGCGATCATTATTAAAGTCTCGGTATGGTTGTACAAAAGGTGAGATTCCCAACTCCTTAAGTCGGTTTAACCGATATATATCTTGTTCAATTGTTGAGTTAAAGCCGACTAGAACATAGCAAGACAAATTACGAGGTTTGATATATTTAGTCACTTCTTTTAGCTTTTCAGTAAGGTCAATATCCGGTAAATCCCAAGCAATGTGGATTCTTCTTTTCAATTTCAACTTACTCAAGTAAAATGCTTGCTCCTCATTCATGATCCTGACATCAACACCATGGAAATTAACCATTTGTCCAGCTTTTATAAGATAGTCAATAGCTTCTTTCCATCTCGGGTTTGCAAAGAAGTTGTTGTCTAATACTTCTATCCATTCTCCCTTGGGATTCAGGTCTACAGGGTGGACGGACCGGATGTAGCCCTCTTTTTCCCGAACCAGACAAAATGGGCATTTCCGGATACAGCCTCTTGAAAAGAACTGAATAGAAAAATGATATTGTGGATAAATGGAATAATCCATGAGTGTGCTACAAGATATTTCAAATGGAAGCTTCTTATGAATATCATAACCGGTTCCTCCTTTTTCGATAATATCAGCTTGTAATGTCATATAATTAAAGTCTGGAGTGAAAGTAAACACTTTGCTCGCTAGAACTTTATCATATCTGTTGAAAGGAGTAGCCCATTCTACTTGATCGCCTTTTGCCTTATGATATGCAGAGGCACGCATAAGAGCGAAGTTTGGAAAGTTATGACCGTCAACGTCTATTAATCCAATGTTCATTACCTATTGTTTTAAATTATTATTCACCCAGCATCGTATTATACATCGCACGCTTCAAATCCGGGCGCCAGGCAAGACAAGACTCTTGCGGATCGCAGAAGATGTCAATCAGACATTCGGCGGCAGTAACAACGCGCTGCCAGTTGCTGCATCCGCATAATCTCATTCTGCGTTTAATAAACTCGTATAAGACAAGACGGTTGTCCACTTCATCCTCATCACAGTATTCTTCCTCGGCTATTTCTTTACGGATGGCAAGAAGTTCCAGTTTATCCTCGTTGTCATCATCCCACTCTGTCCAGCTTTCCTCATTACTCCACCTATTATTGAAGAGTTCCTCCATCGGAGAAAGCAGATTGTATACTTTCTCAAAGTCATTCTTGGATGCTTTTGCTATTGTTATTTGATGTGTTGCCATATTATTTTTATTCTTGATTTGAATCGGTAGATAGAAGTAAGACGATAGCTGCAATGGCAAAAGTCATTCCTAAGATGGCATACGTATATGACTTAGATGATTTGGATTCTAAGGCAAAATGAAAGTTCAAAGCAAAAAGGATGACATTTAAAACCACAAATATTATATCGAAATAGATTCTCATATTACTTTATTTACTGGTTACTACTAATTTTTTATTCAGTTTTTTTATTAGTTGTCTTATTACCCATGCGCGACATACATTACGTTGTCCGGGGTGATTGTCATACATTCTTGCAGCGTCATCAAGATATTTGATAATTTTCTGCATATCTGTTTTGCATACTTCCATTATCCTGATGCTGTTAAGAATGATTTGACCAATTCATTGAAATACATTTCATCGGTCGGAATATCATCGTCAGAGTTCATAATCTCGGATGCGATGGATTTCTTACGGTGAATAAGAGAGTATATCGTATGGTCGATTGTACCACGACCAAGCAGATAATAACAGGTTACATTGTCCTTTTGCCCTATACGGTGTGCACGGTCTTCACATTGACAGCAATCTGCATATGTCCATGCAAGTTCAATGAAGGCTACATTTGAGGAAGCTGTGAGTGTGAGACCAACGCCGGCTGCTTTAATGGAACAGATGATGAGCTGCACATTTGGGTTGTTTTGGAAAGCATCCACAGAAGCCTGTTTGTTTATTGCGCTATCGCGCCCTGTAACCGTGACGGCTTTCGGAAATACCCTTTGTAGTTCATCCACAATCTCATGAAGCGAGCAGAACACAATCAGTTTTTTGCCACTGTCAAGGAATGTCTTGATAAAGTCTACAGCTTGTGCTATTTTACCTTTGGTGGCCAAGGAACGAAGCGTCATGAATCTCACAAGTGCTTCCATACGCATCTTGCGGCGTATTTCCCAATCTGTACATTCTGTATATTCCTGTAGGTATGTAGCGAGATCGGAAGCTGCAAGATTATATTCGGCACTGTTGGATATATCGACATATAGGTCTACTCGTGTTTTATCAGGTAGCTGGGGAAGTACCTTTGCTTTTTCACGGCGTATCATGCAAGTATCATAGAGTTGCCGAGATAGTTCGGAAAGTGGTACAGCCGGTTCTGCATCCTTGTCTTTTGGGTCAGTGCAATAGTCAGCTATGAATTTTCCGCGACCGCCAAAGTCGTTTAATCTGTTCATGATAGAAAGTTGTGCTATCAAATCCTCCGGACGGTTGACAACGGGGGTACCTGACAGGAGTATTATCCATTCCTTGCCAACAGACAAACCTTTGGTAAAGATTGTTTGCTGTGCAGACGGGTCTTTCACACGATGGCTTTCGTCGATGATGATTGACTTGAACATTTGTATTTGAGGACAGAATACAACATCTTTAAGACGGAACAGCTTACTTTCCGCTTTGATGTCCCAAACAAAATATTTGCGCAAACTTTCGTAATTTACCACTGCTACCTGATGCACTCCCATAGATAACAAGTAATTCCATGTTGTACGTACAGCATTGTCAAGAACGACCGCTGATTTATCCGTGAATTTCTCGAACTCGCGTTGCCAGTTGATTTTGAGCGAGGACGGGCAGATAACAAGACAAGGATATGCATTGGCTGTATCAACAATGCCGATACTTTGCAATGTCTTTCCTAATCCCGGTTCGTCACCGATAATAAGACGGCGGTGTTCCAGTCCATAAACTATACCTTCACGTTGGTAGTCGTATGGTTCAACGCGCAGATGATGTTTGAGTCTGTTCATTGTATTTCCATCCATTAAGTTCATAAACACGTTTCTTTGCTTTCTCACGGTCGTAGAAGATTGGCTCGTTAAGTACCGGAGAGGCTGACTGAAAATTATCTGTTACCTCTGTATAGCGGTATATACGGAATCCTCGTCCGTGTGGAGAGTAATGATATTGTCCTACCTGTGGTTTCATTTGAATTCTTCTATTTCTGTGATTAAATCATCTTTGTCAATTCCTTTGATGTACTTATTGAGAACAAGGTCAATGCATTGGTTATAGAACCTCTCAAATTCGTGTTGTTCCATGGCGGCAAACGATATACTGAGATACTCTATTTCATGTTCACCATATTCGTTGAGAGTGTTAGTGAAGTAGCCAAGGTCACGTTTGAATCTGCGAAGCATATCCTGTTCATTATGTATATGCCATTTTTCGACTAATGGTAGGGGCAAATTGTCGAAAGTAAGGCGTACCAAAGCGAAAAACTTCTTGTGGTGCTCATAATTGCGGGGATTGCTAACCTTACACTTGACTACATTACCAATCTTCAAGTGTTTCTTTAGTTCGAGGTCTGTATTATACAGAGGAACTAATCCATATTGAGTTACTTTGCAATATATATCCATTGTTAATTGTCTTGTGGAGTTAAACACCAGTACTGGAAAGCCAATTCTTCATATTTCTCGCGTCCACGGTTGTAGACCTTATCATCCCGATTGATGAACTTCTTGAATACTTTGCAGTTCTTTTTGCTGATAGCATAAATGAAATCACGGTTGGAACCTGCAATGTCCATATACCAAGCACGACTCCTGTCCCAATCGAAGAAGTCAATCGCTTCTTCAAACTGTTGCTGTGTTGAGGCAAATGTGGTTTTAAGATCACCGCCGAAAAGACCGAGCCACCAATCCCACTTACATCGTGTATCAAGTGAAAAGGGGAAACCACAATAAGTAAATTGTTGTTGTGTGTTTACCATGAAACGCTGTGTTTCGGCATAACCAAGCACTTTAAAAAGGAACTCATCGCGGCGTGCTTCCATGCGAAGTGCCTTCTGCATTTCTTGTGCATGTCGGAACTCATCTTCGGTATATTGTTCATCATCTACTGTTAGGCGGTAGTAGTCTACTCGTGCTGGTTCGGTAATAATTGCATCTACCAGCGAGCCGAAACGAAATGCAGCTTCTTTATCACCGAATTGCATCCGAGGATGGAGAATGTTTTTTAGTTCAGTGAGGTCAGAGTTACTAACCTCACTACGATTGTAATATGTATCGGGATTGTGACTCATGGTTACTTTGCTTTCACATCGTCAATATATTGTACACTCTCATTTTCAATATAGACACTATCCTTGCTAGCCAGTTTTTCACAGAACGTAATTTGTTTCTTGAATAACTTACTCAACTCTTCAACCGAAAGTGTGCACCCTTCTTTACTCCACCACATTGAGAGTATTGGCATGATACCTTCAGGGTTAAGTAACTCTATCTTTTGAGTGACTTTTACTTTGGGCTGATAATTCTGCATAGAAGCCTGTTCAGAAAATAATCCGTTCATTTCAGCTTGCTGGCGTGCCATTTCCGCCTTTTGCTTTTCTTCCTCTTCTTTGCGTTTGCGTTCTGCCTCTCGCTCTTCGGCTTCCTTGCGTTGGCGTTCTTCCATTTCAGCTTTGACACGTGCAGCTTCGGCCGCATCAGCTTGTGCCATGCGTTCGAGGTTTGCTTTCTTTGAGGGCAGACGGTCAAGAATGAAATCCTTGTTGTCTTGGATTTCTGCAGTGTATTGTTCGGTAAATTGCTTACCAAGGCGTTCCTTTGTGTCAGTTTCAAATTGTCGAAGCTCGTCTACCGAAATATTGGCAGGTATACGGATGAGAGTATGAAGATTATGTAACCAGTCAGCAGGAAGAGAAACCGAAAAGTTCTTTACCTCACTGTACACTGTGTTATAGTTCTCGAGCGTAACACTGTTATCCTTTGTAGTGAGCCAATTGATGGATTGATTGAGATATGTTTGGAATTGTGCCTTAAAATCCCCTTCAATGTCTTGTCTCAATTTTATACGGGCTTGTTCCGCTTGTTGACGTTTGTACTCTTCCTGACGGCGTTTTTCTTCTTCGGCACGTTTCTTTGCTGCATATTGGTTACGGTATTGTTGGAGTTTATAGGGGATAGTATCAACTTTGGTTGGGTCAATAGCATTCTCTATTACCGTAAACTCTCGACGGATGTCATCAAAAAGTTTTGTGACAGGCGAACGTTTCTCGTTCATTTTCCTGACTGTTTTACGTGCTTTTTCAATGAAAAGAGCTGCTTCTTTGTCAATTTCGTCCGTCATCCCACCATTAGCTGTAATAGTATTGAGTATGGATTGTCCGGCACTGATACATCTTTCACATGACAGTTTATTGTCATTATATGATTGTGGAGCAGCAGACACTATGGTTTGTATATTTTCCTGCTTGATGATTGCTAATTCTGAAGACATATGTACAATGTATTAAGGTTAGAAAGTATCATCGTTATCTCCTTGACTTGCTGGGTCAATAGTTACCCCTGCCGACATGTCAGGTTGAGGCGCGAAATGCTGCTCTTCTTGCTTTTCCTGTGGTTCGGGTTGTGTGGTATCGATTCCACTGTAAGGATCGAAACCTCCTTGCGGGGTTTCAATGATGTCGGATTCCATGACGGAACCTTTACCGATATTGATTTTAGGATAAGTCTTGAAAGCGTGTTTGATGCATTTGGCAATGAGGAAGCCGGTATCAATCTGCCCATTGATATTGTAGAGTGCATTGCTTTTCACTACAGTTTCTCCGGTGCGGCGGTCTTTATAGGAATTTTGTTTCTCTGAATAACCTTGTAACCGTTTCCAGTCGGTTTCTGTCATAACAGAATAGTCAATTGACCCATCTGCACGTGTGATTTTGACAAAGCAAGCAACAATACGGTCGCTTTTGCGAGGAAATGCAGACATATAATTGACAATCTTCACTCCGTTCTTCTCTCCATATTCAAAACTATCTCCGTCATAGACGATAACTGGATTGTCGGCATGGCGTATTTGTCCAACTTTTGCACGCAGTGCCAGCTCTCCATATCCGGAGATAGCGAGGCTGCATACTTTCTCCCAAACTTCTTTGCCGTTTGAATCAACTCCTACTTTGCAGTTACGGGTAAGAAGATAACACAGTGCTTGCGCACCAGGAGCCAATGTGATACCTTTGACAGCAAGGTCAATAAACGCATAGAAGATAGATGTTCCGGAGCATAAGCGCAACTCATCTTTGTCGCGTAACTGCTGGTTGAAGTAAATAGCTTCACGTTCATAGACGTTTTCTCCTCCTTCTTTCCAAATGGAATTATACACGCTGATAAACTGGCTACGTACACGTTCATTGCGTATTACGTCAATTGCTTTCATTTGTTGCAATTCTTTGGCCAATGAAATAGCATTGCTCATAATTAATAATTTAAAAGGTTTATAATACAGTTTGCTTTTGTGACCCGAAGCAGATTTGAACTACTACTTTCAGTTGATGTGCTACCATTACACTATCAGGTCTGATTGTCACTTGAAATAATCTTGTTTCTTCTGTTGAAGAGCGCGTAACTCTACTGTGCGATATTCAACTTTGCCCGGACGCTTACAGGGATTTATTTTACCCTGTTTGCGCCATCTATCCACATTACCGCGACCGAACATTGCGTATGCTTGTCGCTGACTAACCATTTCGGGGTCGTTGCGTGTGTCAGCAAGCATTCGAACCACTGATGTAGCAACATCGTGGATGAATGTGTCATAAGTGACAGATTTATCTGTGAAATCAAGTGTGAACATAGAGTGTTACTTTCTTTTATTATTGTGACAATGCATCGTAATATTGTTTATTGGCCATATATTCATCGGCTATTTGGCGGTCGGTGCATCCATTACCGAGTTTCAGATATATAGCCTCGTATGCCTCTTGTGGCATAGCATAAACTATTTGTTCTGTACGATCAGTGGTACCTGCTATACCAAGTAAGCAGAAGAACATAATGAAGCCTGCTACAAAAACGACGATTTGTTTAGTGACTCTGTTGAAATTCATATGATATCATTTTAATCGGGTTACTGTTATGGTGCGTTTTTCGCGATCAGTCTCTGTTTGATACTTGCGGTCGAGAATTAACCCGAGGTCAGACGCCTGGGCACGCACACTCTTGGTTTTCGCTATGGGGAAAGTAATCTCTCCGCCTACTTTCAAATCCGTTAAAGCTGGACGTACTTTTACTTGATTTTCTGCCATTTTCTTTGAGGTTTATGGTTTATTGTTTAACTTTATGCTGCAAAGATAATCAATCTACTTGATTATAAGAGTAAATATACTGATTTAACAAGTGAATTAACTATTATTAAAACATGGAGACCATAAACGACAGGCTGCAATGGATTGTCAATGAAAAATTTGATGGTAATAAAGCTGCTTTTGCAAAAGCCATTGGAATCGTGCCAACAAGTATATCTAATTATTTAGGAAAGCAAAGAGCGTCTAAACCTTCCGTTGATATGATTGCTAAAATCGTCAATGTACTTAATGTGGACGCTCGTTGGCTTCTCACAGGGGAAGAGACAGCAAAAGTTGAGCAAGTTTTAACTCATGGTGATTTCTCACCGGCTTCAATCCATGGGGATGCGGTGAATGGCAACATGGATATTGCTGTTTTGCAAGAAAAAGTGAAACATTTAGAGGAACTTCTTGCAGAAAAAGAAAGATTGATAAGTGTTTTGATGGAACGGAAATGA